GGAGCTGCCAATCTTGGCGGAGTCCCCGGAGCTGCCAATCTTGGCGGAGTCCCCGGAGCTGCCAATCTTGGCGTAGTCCCCGGAGATAACGTTTTCACTCGGCATCTCGGCAAGAGTCTTTTCCAGTACAAAATCCACACACGCCTTGATAAATCCGGATAGTCCCAGTTTTACGCCGATTTTCAGTTTTCGGGAGCAGAATTTTTTCTTATCATCCGTCTTTGGCTCGTCCAGCGCTTCAACTTCCGTGAACTCGTTCGGTGTGCCATCAGAGCGAATCAAATCGTAATAGTCCAGCACGTCAAAAGGATTTTCGCAAAAGTGCATTCCCTTTTCACAGATTTTCGCCTCTGGTTCCTCGAAGACGGTATTTTCCTGGTACTGCTTATCCTTGCAGATCAAGCCGGGGTTGAATCCTTTGTAACCTTTCATTTTGCATTTCCTTTCTGTTTTCCTTTATTCCCCCGAGGGACTTTCCCCCACCTTGGCGGGGTGCAATTCCGCTTCACCGGCTTGAAGCAGCCGTACATTTTCGCCCTGCTCATTGAAAATCCTCCGAATCAAAAAAGCTAATACCCTGTGCCGCTTCCTGCTCTGCTTTCTTTTTCTCGGCCTTTTCCCGCGCCATCCGCTCGGCCTTGTAAGCGTTGTATTTCTGCCGGTACTCGTAGGATTTCCCGAAGATGTTCCACGCAGCTTTTACCAAGTTCGGCTCATATGGCCGTATCAGCTCCAAATCCGCAATGGCCTTGTAGGAAATCGGGCAGCCGCAGCAACCGGTACGGGTAAGCCCGTAGACCTCATAAGCGTCGGAATACCGGAGGCCGTAATACGCCTTGTACCAGGCCTTATCTGCATCCGAAACATAGTACAGTGGGCGAAGCCGATACTGCCCAGAGCTGGTTTCCGTGAAGCAAAGAGAGGTGTTGTCCTTCCTGGGAACGGAACGCATACCGCCCTCATCCCGGCGCTCACCGGTGATCACCATGTCGTAGCCCTTTTGAATCTGATGTGCAACATTTTTCTTGCAGTATGTACAGCAGTCAGCGGAAATCTTAAAATCCGGGGGATACTCCCCGATGAAGTCCCGCATATACTTGCTGGAATTGATTACCAGCTGAATATTCGGCCTTGGCTCTCCCTTGGAATTGCAGCAGCAGAGGAAATTCAGAACGCTTTCACACTTTGGGTACCGCTCCTTCAGCTCAAGCCGTTTCGCCTGCTTGTCCTCCGCCTGGTCGTACTCCTGAGCAACGGAGAGGGGAACATTCTTTTTCTGCCACTCAGAAAGCCCGGCGGACATGATCTTGGAAACGAAGGGAATGCCGTATTTCCGGGAAGCCATGACAATGTTCACCTTCGGGCGTACCGTCTCGATCTCCACGCCATATTTCTCAGCCGTGGCCTTGACGTGATCTTTCGTGGCCTTCATTTCAAGGCCAGTATTGAAGAAAACGTATTTCACCGGCGGCAATCCGAAAATATTCCTTGCCCGCTCGATCACATCGATCAGAATATCGCTGTCCGCGCCACCAGAGTAGCTACATATGGCGTTTGGATGCTGCTTCAGGTGCTTTGCTACGATGCTCTGGATTGCCTGAAATTTGGCCGGGGCGTCAAAGTCCGCATAGGCCGGACGATCTGTGTACACTCTGCTTTTGTACTCATTTTTCATAAATGATTCCCTCTCTCACCAAATCCGGGTGTTCATACTGGAAAAATTGGCGTTGTTTTTTGTGGTTTCCAATTGATTTCATGATGTTTTTATTCCAGTTATCGATGAAATACGTTTCCCACGCCTTGCAGCCGTCCCCATTTTTGGGGCAATCGTCCCGCGTGCAGTTCCTGCAAAAGGGGCTTTCCGAATCGATGTACTGGCCGGGGCGTTCCTTTTCCCCGTCTACTTCGTTTTTCATGCTCCACCGCCTTCCGGTAGCTTTTCAAATTCCATCTTCCCGGCAAGCTCGGCGATAAAGCTCTTTACCGCTCCGGGGAGCTTCTGGTAATCGTCCTCCCGCTTCTGGCACACTTGGAACGATCTCTGGAAATTCGATGCAACAACCGACTGCACCGTTTCTGTGTCCATCAGCGCCCATTCCTTGAGCTGGGCGGGGCTTCCCACCGTCCGCTGTACCGCCGGTGGCAGCTTCCGGAACTCGTCATCCGCGCCGTACACGCTGTTTCTCAGCGCACCGGCAACCAGCCCCCAGGCCTCCATCTGGGTCATCTGCTGGGGCGACTGCATCCGGTGGAGCATATCTTTCAGCTTCCCGATGGTGGGCATAAAGCCGCCGGTATCCGTCGCTATGTACGCTTTTGCAGCGGCGGCAACGGCCTCAAATGGCTCTTCGGAGAACATATCTGCCCAAAGATTGACTTTCACATTTGCCGCCTCTTTGGACATTCCCCGGAAAGAATCGGGATAATTTGCCTGTAAAAGCGTGAGAATCTGGTACGCTTCCTGTTTATCCATTCCCAAATTCCTCCCTGTACATCTCCGCCAGGCGGTCAACGCCGCTGGTGTAGCCGCTGCGGGTATTTGCGTTGCCTATTCTCTGCCTTTCGCTCTTCGTCCAGGTGACAACGGCGGACTTCCAATCCTTCATGGGGCTTTTGCCAACCATCCAGCCTTTCGACGCATAGAACGCTACAAAGGCTTCCGGGTCAATGTGGTACCCCTTTCCCTGGCAATACTCTGCCACCTGATCCACCGTAGGCGGGGTGAATCGCTTTTTCTTTTCGCTTCCCCCTGACAAGGGGGTAGGGGGATAACATTCGTTCTCTTTCTCTCTCTCTTTCTCCTTCTCTATCTCGCTTGCGGGTTGCTCTTGCTTATCGTTTGCTTCTGCTCCGCTTCCGCTTTGCTTGCTATTTGCTTCCGCTTTGCTTGCTATTTGCTTGGTGCTTCCCCCGTTTTTACCGGATTTTGCTTTCCGCCTGCTTGCGTCCAGATTCGGCTTGATAAGCATAAAGGCAATGGCGGCGGCGTCAGACATTTTGTCTACGTCCGGAGCATCGTTAAACAGAGCGTATTTGCAAATAGCGTCATAGGCCTCTGCCCTTGCGGCCTTGTTTTTTATCTTGAAAACCGCTTCAAAAAACGAGCGGTAAAAAGTGAATTGGTTTCTTACTTCATCTTCCATATCTAAGCCTCTTTAATGATGGAGTACCGCGCGAAGCACGTCCGCTCCCCGTATCGGTTCTTCCCGGTGACGGTTTCGCTCTTGATGGGTACGCCCTGAGCTTTCAAATCCCAGATTCTTGCGCCCAGACGGTAACAGCCGTACTCGGTAACAGCCTCGGCCTGAGTGATACTCCCATAGTCTTGCAAATGCCGCAGGATACGCTCACACTGTGTCATGGGGTGCCCCCTCTCCGGTGAGGCGAACCGCCACGCATGGGCGGGTGCCGTACCGCTTGCAGACTGTGGCGTCTGTGATAGCTGCATCATCCTTGTAGGCGATGCCGTTCAGGGCATCACACACAATCTTGCCTATGTTGTCCCAGTCGGGTTTCACCATGGGAAGAATCCGATTGTCAATCGCTTCGGCCTGCTTGCGCTTGCTCCACGAATGGGGAACGGGGTAGATTGCCGCAATGTCAACCCGGATAGCGCCGGTGAACTTTGCCCCGTGGGCTTCGCACTGGTATGCCCATGCCACCAGCTTTTCATAGTCCTTCGTTTTCTTTGGGGTGTATGTCTCACCGTTCTGGGTGAAGCGGGGGCGCTCCTTCCCTTGCGGAACGCCGGGAATCGTAAATTCAATCGTCACGTTTTCGCTCCTTCCTTTGGAGTTGGCGGTTTCACCTCCCACCGCCAAGGGAATTGCAAACTATACTGTCAATCTTTTTAGGGAAAGATTGATTTTTCCGGCTTAGAACGGCAAGTCGGCGTCGTCTGCGGTGATCTCCTGATACCCTCCGAACCCCTGCTGGCTGTATCCGTTGCCCCGGGCTGTCTGCTGTGGGGCGCTGGGCTGCCCGTATCCGGCGTTTTGCACCGTTCCGGTATTGGTGGTATCCTGAGAATTGCGCTTGCTGGAAAGCAGCTCAACGCTTGTGGTCACTATCTCAAACGTCCGGCGCTTGTTCCCGTTCTTGTCCGTCCAATCCCTGGCTTGCAGCGCTCCGGAAACGGCCACGATGTCGCCCTTATGGCCGTACTGCGTCAGGTACTCAGCCCCCTGACGCCATGTGACGAAATCCAGAAAGTCGGTGGCATCCTTCGTCATTGGACGCTTGACGGCGAGACTGTAGGAGCAAACCGCCGTCCCCTCCTGGGTTCTTCTCAGCTCCGGGTCGGCGGTGAGCCGCCCGACAAATTGACAATTATTCATGTGTTCTCCTTCCTGTAAATCAGATCGTTTTCGTTCCAGCCGGGATAAATTCCCATCAGGTACTCCCGGAAATACGCCCTCATTTCCATTCTTGCCGTGGTCTGATCGTACCGGCTGTGACATCTGGGGCAGAGGGTCAGCCCGTTCTGGGCAATGCCAAGCCCTCCCTGCGCCCGGGATATGTAGTGGGCGTTGCTCCATGCCAGAGGGGCAGGGGCGGGAGCGCCGCAGAATACGCAGCACGTCCAGCCGTCAATGCTGTCCCGCTCAGCAATCGCCATTTTCTCGCCCCGGGTGAAATCCCTCGCTTTGGTGTCCTTCCTCAACGCCATTCCTCCTTGAGCAGTTCCAGCTTGTCCGGGGGCAGGGTTTCAATGTCCAGCGCCTTGCAGTCCTGTATCAGGTTGTCGATCAGCCGCGCCATTTGTTTGGTGTCGTAGGTGCTGGAGCCGTGGTATGCCGCCAGGTTCCGGCACCCAGGCACCTGAGACGCGCCCAGGCTGTCCACCAGCCATCCAAGGCCGTTTTTCTCCCAGCTCCGTGTGAAGCGCTCCACGTCCTGTTCCCGGACGCACATGGGCGTGTAATTGTCTCCCACGCCCCGAACGGCGTTCCGGTAGACCTCAACCGGAGGAATCCCCATAGCGGCGGCAAGCTTGTGAATCAGCACCCATGCATAGGCGTTTGCGTCCAGGCTCCGCTTTTCCCTGTGCTCTTTCAAGGCCAAATCGTAGGGCGTGGCCTTCATTTTTCGGATAAAGGCCATTGCCTTGCCCAACTCAGAGCGGGAGGGCTTGACCATCAGCCAACCGCCCTCAAGCTTCGCCTCGGTGAATGTAAGCTCCGTCATGATTGCTGCCACACAAATGCCCGAAGGTTCTTTGTATCGTTGCGGATTGCAAGCCCGGTGATCCGCCCGGTCTTCTCGTCATAGGCGATCTTCTCAACGCTGAACTTGTCGTAGCAGTTGAACCGGGTCTTTCCGTTGAAGGAAGATGCTTTGATCTCTGCCTTATTGCTGGGAATCCAGACAAACGGGGACGTGTAAAGTTCTCTACCGATACCCCAGCGGAACCCGGCGCGCTTGAAAGCGTCGCTTGCCTCGCCCTTTTTCTGGTTGCCTTCCTCGTCCTCCCGGCTCTCGATACCGCAGTCCCATTTCCATTGGATGCCGCCGTTTTCCTGAATAATCCCGATACCGGCATAGAGATTGCCCTTGATCTCCTTGTAGTCGTTCGTCCAGTTGCCAGCCCCTACAGTCTCGTCCAGCAAGTCCATATCCGTCCTTGCCGTCTTGTACAGCAGACACACCAGACCATTTTCCTTGACCTGCTTGACCTTGACCTCAATCTCGTCAGCGGTCAGAAACCGAAACATTCTCGCCATTGTCTTCCTCCTTAAATTTCAGCGGGCATTCATACCCAACTGTTGCTCTTGTATCCAGCAGATACTCCCCGGTCAACCGGCACTGCTTCCGGGCGTATGTTTCCATACACGGGCACAAATCACAGCACACATGCCCCTCTGGGAAGTAAATGCTTGCCGTGGCCTTCTCATACCACAGGCAGCTTTTTTTATCCGCCATAATCCACCTCAATCATAGGAAATATCCCGCCATTCCTCCCGGCTGTCCATGCAGAGGTCGCAAATGGCATCGCCCCGGATTTTCCAGTATCTGTGCCCCACGGTTCTCCAGCAGCAGATGCACACCGGAATGCTGCTGTCCGTTGCCTGGGAATCGTACAGATAATCGTAATCCGGATTCACACCAACATCATCCATTGACTTTCCTTTCTCCATCTGGTATACTGTAGATGGAAGAGTTTTTATATCGCTTGCCGTCCCCGGTGCTGTAACATCGGGGGCGGCTTTTTATCGCCCTCTGATGCACCGCCCGATACCGGCACCCATCAGGATAGCGCACACCCACATTGCGGGAACTGCCGCCTTGTCTGCCAGCAAATCCGCCTGCTGCCACCAGAAAAGCACCAGATTCAGCCCCGCATAGGGGAGCACCCGGAAAGCGCATTCCTTAACATTGAACGGCTTCCGGTTCTCCGGCACCGGCTCCCAGCGGGCGTCCACGGGCTTATTCCTGCTTGCCATATCCTCACCCCCTGACCTGATGATTTCTGTGGACGACGTTGAAAAGCTCTACGTTCTCACCGTCAAACGCCTTGCTTTCCTCCGTTTCCATGCCCAAGGATTCCCGCAACTTGACGTTTTCCTCCCGCAAGCGGCGGAATATCTCCGCCATGGTGCGAAGCTGGGTGACTTCATTCGGCATCATTTTGCCACCTCATCCGGATACAAAGTGCTCAGCACATCCGGCGCGTCCCAGTGGTTGCCATCCCACCCAGCCCGGCGGGCGTAGGCGTAAACCTCCCGCCGAACAGGTTCCGGCATCACGGCAACCACCTTTACGCAGTAGTCACCATCGGTGCTATAGAGGAACGTATCCTCAATTTTTGGGTACGCCATCCGGCCTTCCAGAAATGCCTTTGCGCGCTTCTTTGCAAGCCGCTTTTTCATCACTTTCAATCTCCCTTCATCTTGGCGTCATTTGGAGTTCTCCTTAAATAACTCCTTTCAAAAGTTCGGCATTCTGCCGTAGATTTCAAATCACTGCAACTCCCTCGCAAACGCCCGGATTTCTTTTTCCGAATACCCCAGGGTTTTCAGGATCACCGCCGGGTTGGGGTGGAGGGTGGTCACCAGCTTTCGAAGGACGCTTACCCGCATTTCGGTTTTCCCTTTTTGGTAGTTCAGCAGATTTTGGTACCCCTCGCCGATTCTTTTTCCGAGCGCCGAAGCGTTATCGCTCTGAATCCCTGCCAGGGGACAGCAGCGGTCGATTTCCTTCCAGAAATCATCCACTGCGTAGCGCTCGGCGTACTGCCGGATTCTAGGCATTGTCTTTCCCCTCGCTCTCTTTATCTGCGGGCTTTACCTTGGGGGCAAGGATATTCGCCATATCCACCAGCCCCTCCACATAGTCCTGACCCTTCACCTTTGCGATGTTGTCCAGGATGTTCACGATTTTCTCAGGCATTTTCATTTCCTCCTTTACTTAATTTTTTCATTCAATCTGAATGCCAGCTCCCCGATATTTTCTTCACCGTCAAGCCCCGTCGAGCAATTTCCGGGTGGTCGTGCCTTTTACATGGGGATGGATACCCAATACCCAGATCCATAAAAGCGGGGGCGCTCATATTGTCACGGTGTCCTCTGCATTTACACGGGCTTGGAACCGTCCAAGGCTGCATTACACCGGGCGGGTTGCCCCGCGTGGCCTGGTTTGCTAGGATTGCTTGCTGCTAAAAATTTTTGAAAAATGTTTACCCAAGCCCCTTGAAAACTTTCTTAAACTGAGTTAAAATTGTTCCGTGCCTACTGGCATAGGAAGGAGTGGTCGCCGTGACCAAACTTTTGACTTTGCCTGCTCCCGTCTGCATGGGCTGAGCGGCTGATTCCGGCGGAGGCCTCAGAGAAGAGGGAAACAAACACACGCTGATGTGACAAGCAATCACATCCCACCGGGTTCAGCGCTCCATGTAGTCTGCCAGCAATACGGCATTTGCGGAACCAAAACCGCAAAAGTGGCGGAGTTCCTCAAGAAGTTTGAGGTGCTGTCTCAGGCGGTGAAAGCCTGCAAGGGGCATAGGGTAAACAAATTTGGTAGCAAATCGGTGGGAACAGCACTCCTGCCGATTTGCTGTTTGTTGAAGCATCATTTATGCTGTGCTTAAAGTATACTACAGCTCTGCATAAATGTCAAGCATAAATTTCAATATTTTTTATGCTCAGTTTAAATTTTCCTTTGACATTTCAAATTATGTGTGCTATACTAAGTGCATAGGAGGTGAGAACGTGGAAACCATAAATTCGAGAATTGCGCAAGTTATTGATACCCAGTGTAGAGGGAATAAATCTGCGTTTGCGCGAGAACTTGGAATAACGCCAGCGTATGCTGCGCAGCTCTATTCCGGCCAGCGGGAACCCAGCGACCGCACGATCTCCGATATCTGCCGCATCTTCGCCATCCGGGAGGAATGGCTGAGAACAGGCAGTGGAGAAATGCAGCCGCCGATGACCAAAGAGGAAGAAATAGCCCAGCTTGTGAACGGAGCCATTAACGGTTCCAGCGAGTTCAAGCGGGCAGTTATCAAGATGATTTGTTCCCGGACGGACAGCGAACTGGAAGCCCTGGAGGCCGCGCTCCGAAGCGTATACGAAAATCTATAAAAAGAGCCGGGGCGCTTACCTGAAACGCCCCGGCTCTATGTACATTCGCTATTTTAAGAATCCACGCACAAACCCCCGCACCTGATAAAGATAGCCCAATGGCAGCTTTCGCAGTTGCTCCACAATCCACGCAATAATTTCCTCTCTGGTCTCCATATTTTGTCCCTCCATTGTGTATTTATAAACGTTTGTTTGATTACGTAGCGTATAATAGCACGCCATGTGTCCAATAAACCGGACTAATTAGAAATTTGCACAAAAATTTTTCTTTTCGTTGAAATTATTTTCCGAACGTGGTATTATTTTTATGTAGGGTCGCGGGCATAGAAATCTATCTCGCATACCTGAATAAAAAGGAAAGAGGTATCACTATGGAAGATTTAACAAATGAACTCGAAACATCAGGCGAACAAAATACCCCCCAAATGGTATGCCCGTCCTGCGGCGCTGCCATAAGAGAAAATCAAAAATTTTGTGATAACTGCGGCGCTGATCTAAATGCTCCACCCAAGCAAAAAGCCGAACCCAAGAAGAAAAGCTATTTTGTCCCGGCAATTATTGCAATGGTCGCAATTTTTGTCGCAGCGTTCATATTCATTCAGCGAGCTACTAAGCCCAATTTTAAGCAGTTATACGATATGCTCTGTGATCCCACGTGGGCGCAAGTCGGCTCGGACGGTAGTTATTTGAGCATTGATACAAATCCGTATGACTATGATGATTCCGGCCTTTATTGCCGTGACGCTTACGTTACAATACCTACCATCAACGGAATGTTGGGACTTCCAGATTCCCTTTTTAATCAGATGAACGAAACATCCGCATCCGATGGGAGGCAAACCGAAACATACAACAGTAAAAATGTAACTGTAACGTGGAAATATCATCCCAATACAGGGCTGGAAGTTACCTATAAGAAAATTCACTAATTTCTGATATGCCCCGCCACCCGTGCCACAAGGTGGCGGGGCTTGCCGCCGGTAACGCCGTGTGTCCCTTGCCGGTTGCACCTTTACCATAGTCCCTACCACTGCAAATGTAAACGCGCAAATCGGACAATCCGTTTACACGGCGTAGATTTTGCGTGCCAAAATGAAAGGAGCGAGTTATTTTGCCAACGGAGGAACGTATTTTGGCGCTGCATGAGCAAAGCTTGACGTTGGTGGAAAAAATCAAGGCCGCCAAGCAGCAGCAAGGCAAAACCGTTCAGCAGCTGGCCGACGAAACCGGGATACCGCGAACGACCCTAAACCGTTTCTTTGCCGGTACGCTGATGAACCCGGGCTTCATGGATGTGTGCGCCCTATGCGCAAGCTTGGAATTATCCGCAGACGAACTTATCGGGCTTTCCCCGCAGAAAAGCGGCGATTCCGTTACCGTGGATTTTTTGCAGCTGGAAATCGACCACAAAGACGAAATGTTGCAAGAAAAGGACGCCGCAATATCCCGCCTCCTTGATCGGAGCCGGATTCAGGAGGCGGGAATATCTGCCCGGGATACCAGAATCCGCAAGCAAAGCGACGCCCTTTCAGAAAAAGACAGTGCGCTTGCATCCGCGCAAAGGGAAGATAAGCCCTTGATTTACGGGCAGTGCGCGTTAAACATTCTGCTGGCGGCGGTACTCATAATCTATATGGTGCTGGATGCCCGGAACACGGAAATGGGGCTGATTCGCTCCGAAAAGATTTCTGCGGTAATTTTATTCGGCGCGGCAGGAATCGCCGCTGTTTTTATGCTCACGGCATTTTTGATTTTCCACAAGCTCTTAAGTGGAGGCGAACGAAATGGCAAAAAGAAAGAAGGAGCCGGAAATCAGGCTCCCAAAAATTAAGCAGCTCCCCTCCGGGGCGTGGCATACACGTGTATTGATAGATAATCGCCGCGTATCCATTACGAAAGATACATATGATGAATGCGTGGCCGAATATCTCGCCTTGAAAAACGGCGTTATCGAAGCAAAGGCCGCGCCCGGTAAGCGGGGGAAGACGCTGGGGGACACGCTTGATAAATATATAGCCGCCCGGAAAGGATTCAAGTCGCCGTCAACGATTTATGCGTATGAATCCTACCGCAAGCAGCGTTTCCAAAGCATGATGGCGGCTGACGTATACACCACCACGGACGAACAGTGGCAAGCCGCCATCCGCAGGGAAGCGAAATCACTGTCCCCGAAATATATCAAAAATGTGTGGATGCTGATTTCCGCGGCGATATTCGAGGAAACCGGGCGAAGGCCACGGGTGACCCTGCCGGAAAAGGAGCACAACGAAAAGCCGTATCTTGATCCGGATCAGATACCGGTGTTCCTGCAAGCCATAAAAGGGGAATCGATAGAAATCGCCGCCCTGCTGGAATTATCCAGCTTGCGCAGGTCTGAGATGCTGGCGCTGACGTGGGACAAGGTCGATTTCAAGAACGAAATAATATATGTCCACGGGGCAAGAGTTGCCGGGGACGGCGGCAAGCTGGTTCACAAGAAGCAGAATAAAAACGATTCCTCCCGGCGCACGGTGCCGATTATTGAGCCGCTGATGGAAGCACTAAAGGCAGTTGATAACAAGGAAGGCTATGTCGTCAACCTGACCGGCGGGTGGATATGCACAAGGATAAACGAGATTTGTTCCGCCAACGGCCTGCCGAAAGTCGGGAACCACGGATTACGGCACAGCTTCGCGTCTCTGGCGTATCACCTCCAGATGCCGAAAAAGATAGCAATGAAAATTGGCGGGTGGGCGGATGACGAGACGATGCACAAAATTTACACGCACTTAGCGCAGAAGGATATTGCCAAAATGGCGCAGGGCTTTCGGAACTTTTTCTCGTCCAGCCCATCGGAGAACGGTAAAATTGGCAACAAAATTGGAAACGAAAAATAGAATCCATTAGAGCCGCAACATGTTTAAGAAATAATACGTTGGGTTCGATTCCCGTACGGGTCACCATGTAAAAATCCCGGTGCGTTCGCACCGGGATTTTTGCATGATTCCCCGTCCGGGAATCGAAAGGCCGACCCGGCGCAGCCGGGTAAAAAGTGTCCGGCGGACACTTTTTAGGCCGTGGGAGATTCCCATTTCTTCTGAACGCAGCCCGGAGGGCTGTGGGCAGAAGAAGTCCCTAGGCTGCAGTAACGTCTTAGTCAAAGGTCAGTTCCCCATTGCTGCAATGTCAATGTACCGCAACATTTTTATACAAAATGGCCGCCCCGGAAAATTTCCGGGGCGGCCACATTTTATTTGCCTGTCAGCGGCGCAATCAGAATGCGCACTTCTCCGCGATATAATTCTTCAGCTCGGCAATGGGGATACGCACCTGCTCCATGGTGTCCCGGTCGCGAACCGTGACGCAGTTGTCCGCAGGGGTGTTTTCGTCGCCCACGGTCTGGAAGTCCACGGTGACGCACAGCGGCGTGCCGATTTCGTCTTCCCGGCGGTAGCGCTTGCCGATGGAACCAGCGTCGTCAAAGTCCACCATGAAGTCCTTGCGCAGCTCCCGATAGATCTCCTCGGCCTTGGGGCTGAGCTTCTTGGACAGGGGCAGAATGGCCGCCTTGTAGGGCGCCAGCGCCGGATGCAGGCGCAGCACGGTGCGCACGTCGGCATTGCCCTTCTTGTCGGTGCCCACCACTTCCTCGTCGTAGGCTTCACACAGGAACGCCAGGGCGACCCGGTCGCAGCCCAGAGACGGCTCGATGACGTAGGGAATGTAATGCTCGCCCTTCTCCTGATCGTAGTATTCCAGACTCTTGCCGGAGGCCTCCTGATGGCGGCCAAGGTCGTAATTGGTACGGTCGGCAATGCCCCACAGCTCGCCCCAGCCGTTGCCGAAGGGGAACTGATACTCGATGTCGGTGGTGGCGCGGGAATAGAAGGCCAGCTCAGCAGGCTCGTGATCCCGCAGACGCAGGGAATCTTCCTTGATGCCAAGAGACGTCAGCCAGTTCTTGCAGAAGTCCTTCCAGTAGGCGAACCACTCGAGGTCGGTGCCGGGCTGGCAGAAGAACTCACACTCCATCTGCTCAAATTCCCGGGTACGGAAGGTGAAATTGCCGGGGGTGATCTCGTTGCGGAAGGCCTTGCCAACCTGACAGACGCCGAAGGGCAGCTTGCGGCGGGTGGTGCGCTGGATGTTGGCGAAGTTCACAAAAATGCCCTGCGCCGTCTCGGGACGGAGGTAGCAGGTAGAGGCGGTGTCCTCGGTGACGCCGATCTGGGTCTTGAACATCAGGTTGAACTTGCGGATGGCGGTAAAGTTGTGCTTGCCGCAGTTGGGGCAGACCACGTCCTCGTGGCTTGCGATGAAATCGTCCATCTCGTCAAAGCTCATGGCATCCACATTGACGCTCTTGCCGGACTCGGCGGCCTCGATGAGCTTGTCCGCCCGCTGCCGGGCGCCGCAGCCCTTGCAGTCCACCAGCGGGTCAGAGAAGTTGCCCACGTGGCCGGTGGTGACCCAAGTCTGGGGGTTCATGATGATGGCGGCGTCCAGACCCACGTTATAGTCGGACTCCTGCACGAACTTTTTCAGCCATGCCTTTTTCACGTTGTTCTTGAATTCCACGCCGAGGGGGCCGTAGTCCCAGGAGTTGGCCAGACCGCCGTAGATTTCGGAACCGGCGTAGACATAGCCCCGGTTCTTGCAGAGGTTCACGATCATGTCCAGTGTTTTTTCGCTGTTTTTCATTGTATTTCCTCCAAAAATGGTTACTTATGGGGTAAAAATTCATTATACACGCTTCTTGTCCAAAGGTCAAGCTTCTTCCGCACGGAAAGATTCTCCCAGATCGCCGATCATCATTTCGTAGACCTGATTCCCGATATCCACGGTGGTCTTGCCCTTCAGGTTCTCCGCCGGGATCACGCCCAGAAGATGCAGCTCCACGTCGGTGGGCTTCAGATGGGTGACGTTGTGGAAGATCTGTCGGGTGTTCTGGATGGTGCATACCACGATGGGGACATTCGCCTTCTGGGCAATCTTGAACACGCCGCTGCGGAAATGGTGGAGCTTGCCGTCCTTGCTGGTGTAGCCCTCGGGGAAGACGGCGACGGACGCTTCGTCGTCCTTCAGCAGCTGGATGCACTTGATAATGGTTTTCAGGGCGGCGCGGTCATTCTCCCGGTCGATGGGCTGGCAGAGAATTTTATGCATGACCTTGCCCACGACGAACAGCTTCTGATTCTCCTGCTTGGTGACAAAGGCCAGCTGGCTCTTTGGGAAGCAGTGCAGCAGCACACAGGGGTCGGCGATGAACAGGTGGTTGCACACCAGTACGAACCGCCCCTCGGTGGGAACCTTCTCCAAGCCCGTCGTATGGATGCGCACCCGAAGCAGGCTGACCAATGCGTCAATGTACACCTGCGTGACCCTGCGGTAAAACGGGCTGTCGTGCTCCTGAGGCTTGTCCATGTCCACGAAGGCGCAGACCAGACACAGAAAACCAAAGGCTGCCAGCGTAAGAACCAGAAGCGCCCCGACGAACAGCGCCGGGAGCCACCAGAATGCCACCCCGCCGCAAATACAGATCAAAACCGCCGCAACCGCGGACACGGCGGCAATTCCCTTCAACAACATGGTTTTCCTCCCCACCTGAATCTTAATCCCATTATACTCCGATTTTCCGTGTGAAACAAGAAGAAATTCTACACAAAGAGTTTTTTTACAAAGGGCTGGAAATTAGGGGAATAGACTGGTATAATAATGAAAAAAAGTGCCGGGGCAGCCTGCTGCCCCCATTTACCGGATATTTGTGTCCATGGAGGATTCCGCTATGAAACAAACATGCAAACAAAACCGCCTGCCCATAGTCACCGTCGTGCTGGGCTGCTGCGCGCTGATTCTGCGGCGCGTGCTTTACGCCGTGGCCGTGGACGTGAAAAATCTGCTGCCGGTGAATCACCCACTGGAAATCGTCCTGTGGGTTCTCACCGCGATTGCCGCCGCGTGGATCATCGCTTCCGTGTGGAAGCTGGACGGCTCGGCGAAATATGAGGATAATTTCCAGCCCTCCCTGATGGCCGCCGTTGGGCATTATATTGCCGCGGCGGGAATCCTGCTGACGGTGCTGCTGCCATGGTGGATGGAGGGTCGGCTGCTGCTTCTGCGCCGGGTGCTGGGCGCTGCGTCGGCGGTGGGGCTGATCGTGGCCGGACGCTGCCGCAGGGCGGGGAAATGTCCGCTGTTTCTGACACATCTGGCTGTGTGCGCCTTTTTCGTCGTCCATATGCTGGGCAATTACGGCATCTGGTGCAGCAATCCCCAGCTTCAGGACTGCTGGCTGGACCTGTCCGCCAGCGCGCTGATGGCGCTGTTTGCTTTCTACGAAGCCGCCTTTGACGTTGGTCTTGGCAGGCGGCGGATGCAGCTGGCCACGGGGCTGATGGCCGCCTATCTCGGCTGTGCGGCGCTGTCCGGCTCCGGCTATCTGATTCTGTATTTCGGGTGCGCGGTGTGGGCGCTGACCGACCTGTGCAGCCTGACGCCCAAGCCCAAACAGGAGAACGCCCCATGAAGCTCCCCTCGTATGTTTTGGAATGCCTGAACGCGCTGGAAGCTGCCGGGTATCCTGCCTACGCGGTGGGCGGCTGCGTGCGGGACGCCTGCCTCGGCCTGCAGCCCCACGACTATGACATCTGCACCGCCGCCGTCCCTCAGCAGACCGAAGCGGTCTTCGCCGGGAAAAAGCTGGTGCTGGCAGGAGAAAAGCACGGCACCGTAGGCGTGGTCACGGCGGGGGGCGTGGTGGAGATCACCACCTTCCGCACGGAGGGCGCGTACCGGGACAACCGGCACCCGGACTGGGTGAAATTTGTGGACAGCGTGGAAAGCGATCTTGCGCGGCGGGACTACACTGTGAACGCCATGGCCTATTCCCCCGCCCGGGGCTTTGCCGACCCCTTCGGCGGCCGGGGGGATTTGGAATCAAAAGTGCTGCGGGCGGTGGGCGACCCTGTGACCCGGTTTCAGGAGGACTCCCTGCGGATTCTGCGAGGAGTGCGGTTCGCCGTGAAATACGGCCTGACCGTTGACCCGGCGACGGAGGACGCCATGGAATCTCAGGCGCAGTTGATGGACAATCTGGCGGAGGAACGAGTCTTCGACGAGTTATGTAAACTTCTCCCACTGGTCAGCGCGGAAGATTTATGCCGCTTTGCCCCGATTCTGGGGGCTGTAATTCCCGAATTGCAGCCCATGATCGGCTTCGACCAGCACAGTCCCCACCACGCCTACGACCTGTTCACCCACACTGCCCACGTGACGGCGGGCGTCAGCGCCGATCTGACGCTGCGCTGGGCGGCGCTGCTTCACGACACCGGCAAAGTCGCCACCTTTACCCGGGACGCCACCGGCCGGGGGCATTTTTACGGCCACGCCCAGAAGAGCGCGGAGATTGCCGACGGCGTTTTCCGGCGGCTGAAAGCCCCCACGGCTCTGCGGGAGCAGGCGGTGCTGCTCATCGGCCAGCACATGGCACTGCTGACCCCGGATAAGAAGCTGCTGCGCCGCCGGATCAGCCGTCTGGGCTGGGACACGCTGGACAAGCTGCTTCTCTTGCAGGAGGCGGACATGGGCGGCAAGGGTATCGGCGAAGCGGAGGAACCGGATGTGTTCCCGGAAATCCGGGCGGTTCTGGCGGAAATTCGGGCAGAGAACGCCTGCCTGACGGTAAAAGACCTTGCCGTCAACGGAAATGACCTTATGGCGCTGGGATATCAGGGAAAATCCATCGGTGAGACCCTGAACGCCCTGCTGGAAGGGGTGCTGGACGAGACGCTGCCAAACGAGCGTCAGGTGCTGCTGGACAGGGCAAAGCAGAGAGTTGCGAACGACGGTATTTCTTCGGAATAAACCAGAATTTCTGGAGGTACTGATATGGCAGAATCCTATTATAAGCCCTGCGCCGAATTTTACAGGTGCAATGAACTGATCGAAAAATATTGGGAAAGCAAACAATATGACAAGTGCTTCGCCGGTCACATGGAACTGGCGGAGAAAGGCTACCCCTTGGCGGAATGTCAGGTCGGATACTTCTATTTGGAAGGGCTTGGCGTCGAAAAAGATTTGCCAAAAGCCTTTTACTGGACGGAAAGAGCCGCCACGCACGGCGATTGGGACGGTCAGTACAATCTTGGTTCTTTCTATGAAGACGGTGTCGGCGTTGCACAGGATTTGGAAAAAGCGAAATACTGGTATAAAGCGGCGGCACAGCAGGGACACGATCTGGCTATCCAAAAGTGCAGAGAATACCGGATAAACTACGAAATATAACCACAGCTTAATTTACACACAAGGAGGCTGCAATCATATGAACATTGCCATTGTCACGGGAGCCAGCTCCGGCATGGGGCGGGAATTCGTCCGCCAGCTGGGCGGATACGTTTCCGTGGATGAAATTTGGGCGGTCGCCCGTCGGGCGTCGGCTCTGGAAACCCTGAAAGCCGAGACCACCGTCCCGGTTCGTCCTATCGTGCTGGACCTGCTGGAAGCGTCCAGCTTCACCCGGCTGGAAGCCCTGCTGGAATCCGAAAAGCCCAACGTCAGGCTGCTGGTGAACGCCGCGGGCTTCGGCAAATTCGGCGCTTACCGGAAGATTCCCGTGGAGGACGACTGCCGCATGATCGACCTGAACTGCAAGGCGCTGCTGCTCATGACCCGGCTGTGTGTCCCCTACATGCAGCCCGGCAGCCACATTCTGGAGCTGGACAGCCTGTCTGCCTTCCAGCCAGTGCCGTACATCACCACCTACGCCGCCACCAAGGCTTTCGTCCTCAGCTACAGCCGCTCCATGAACCGGGAGCTGAAAGCCAAGGGCATCCGGGTCATGGCCATGAACCCCGGCTGGGTGAAAACGGAATTCTTCAATCATGCGTTCCAGACCAACGCCGACAACGAGGTGCGCTACTTTAACCGCCTGTACGAGGCGAAGGACGTGGTCAAAACCGGCCTTAACGACCTGTACCACTCGAAAAAGGACTGCTCCATCCACGGCTTCCCCGTCAAATTCCAGGTGTTCCTGGTGAAGCTGCTGCCCCACAGCCTGGTGATGAACACCTGGCTTAACCAGCAGAAAAAAGCAAAGAACAACAAGGGACTTACGACGAAATGAGGAAGGGGATTCCTGCCCTCCTTCTGACTCTGTCGCTGCTGCTCTGCGGCTGCCGGCTTCTC